TCGTTATACTGTTTAATTGTATCAATGACTTTTTGTTCTAAACTTGTTGATGAAACCACCGCACGATTCACATCATATTTTACTGTGGTTTCTACCGTAATGTAAATATACTCTGGATCAACAATCTCACTACTTACAGTTAAAACTTTTTTCGGTTTAATTACAGTATTAATTAGATTTGTTTTTTCAGTTGCAGTTAATACTTCACCATTGATTGGTTTAACAGCAATATAAACTTTTCCATATGCTGGAGGATTATTATCTTCTCCACCCCAAACAACAACGCTCTGAATATTAGACTGTTTTAATAACAGTGCTTTATAATCTTCCGCAGTAACAACTCTATTTTGCGCTTCATATGCTTTAGGTGCACTAAATTTAATTTTATTAACCGACTCTCTATCTGCACCACCTGCTGCAGGATCATCTTGTGTAAATGTTATATCGGTTACATTATCAACTGATCCTGAAAATACCAAATCTTGAATATCATTTGCATCTTTGCCATTTGAAACAAGATAATCAATAATAACAATATTTGCGTCATCAAGGCCAACACCTAAAACACCATCACCAAAAAATATCTCATACAATCCATCTTCAACTTCTTCTAGAAAATACACCTCAGACGTTGATGTAACTTCAATTAAATTGTCTGGTTTTGTAAACACTCGTTGCGTAGTATCGCCTGCGGAATTTTGAATTGTCACAGTCATTGTACCGGTGTCGGCATTCGCATTTGGTATTAAAAATCTTTGTTGAGAGTCTAACTTATTGACGGTATAACTTTGTCTTAAATATGTACCCTCTTTAAGTGTTATATTATCTGTTGCATATACACCATCGCTAGCTGTAATGCTGATAGATTCTGTTGTATTAAATGTATATGATATACTATCTATTGTGCCAGTAAACGTTGTATAAGCAGGAATAGTAATTGTTGCTGGTGCACCACCAGTTGTCGCAACCAAAAAAGATCCTGTGATTGTCGCTGAAGTTATTGATCTGGGCAAATAGTTTAGTGATCTGGCAATTGCTACGACTGAGTTTCTTTTTTGTGCCGTTGCAAGAAAATTCTCATTTGCTATCATGTTCAGGTAGAATGCATTATAGTATGTATTATATGCTAATACATCCAATAAAACTTGCATACCTGAACCGTCAAAATTATAATCACGAAATTGATCCTGGGCTCTAAGATAATTTACGAAGTTTGATTTTATACCTTCGAAATTTAAAGCTCCAACTTTTAGATCGTTAGAAATTGCCATTATGACACCTTCTTAATTGTTGTTTCTAATGTTGTTTTTATATTGGTGTTAATAATATTATAATCGACTATAACTTCAACACTATTTTCTCCAATAGTGCTTTTAATTTTAGTAACGTTGACTCTTGGTTCAAATTTTTTAATACAGTTATAGACACTTTCATTCAATTGACTTTCAGCAAATATACCACTTGAAAATGCATATTTGTAAACGTCAGATCCATAATCAGGTCTAAATGGTCTTGTTCCTCTTCTTGTCTTGAGAAGATTTGAGAGGGATCTTTTAATGGCAACTTCGTCCGTGACCGGACGAACATCTCCAGAAACGGGATGTGGAGTAAAATCTAAGGATAAATCTTTGTAAAATACGGTAGCCATTATCTATTTATTCTACCTTTTCACCAGTTTTTGTGTCTTGGATTTCTTTTCTACGTTCTTTAATTACTTTAGATATCTCAGCAAGTGCTTTTCTGGCCCTGGTGCCCGCTGATTTGTTTCCTTTTTCTTCAAATTTAGCATTCTCGGCTAAGTATGTGTCAAATAAATTAACAAGATTTTCGTGGTTTGTCATGATTATTCCTTTCAAATGTATTGACAAATTAAAAATAGCTTTGTATAATGGCTGTGTTCCGTTTCATATAACATAATTTAAGGTACAACTGGTAATGTTTTAGCAATTTCAATTTGAACATCTTGTGCATCCTGTTCATCTTTGATTAAATCAATCTCAGCATCTTGTGCATCCTGTTCATCTTTAATATCAGAAGGTGTGTATGTAACTGTACTATCAGAAAGTGTAAGCGTATTACCAGAAATACTTACATCTTTACCAGATAATGTTAAATTACCTGTAGCTGTAAGGGATAAATTACCATTAGCATCAATTACAATAGATGTTCCTGATTTATGTGATATTGTGATTGACTCAGAATCCGTAGCGTCACTTAATTCAATCTTTTGTCCACCAGATGTTTCAAATCTCATCAATGGTCCAACTGAGTTATTGTCAGCCGTTTCATAGATAATTATCTTATGACCACCCTTTGTAACCCAATATGTTGTATTTTTAATAGCAATCGAATCATTCTCTGCTATTTCTTTGAATGCTCTAACGTGTTCATACAAACCAGTTTGTGAATTATAAACTCTTTTTGGCTCTTCACCGAAATAAAGTTTCTCCCATCCTTTACCTTCAGGATCAAGTTGACCTGCTGCCATATCCGTTGGTATTGATGGAAAATATCCTATGATGGCAGGCTCTTGGGCCGAAACTCCATCTAAGAAAAATCCAAGAACCCATTCACCAACTTCCATTGATGAATATAAATTATGTGTATTTACCGGCATAATTGCTGTGGCCCATGGTAAATCCTCTTTAGCCACAACTTTAACTTTTACACCATTATCAGTGGTTTCATCCTTTTTTCTAGGATGATATCCAAAGATTCGCACTCGGCATCGACCGAGTTTCAGTGGATCATCAACATCCTCTACGATGCCAATCCACCAGATAAATCCATCTTGACCTAAAAAATTTCTCATTTAACCTTTGTGCTTAAAGAATTGAATTCTACGCTCTTGTTTTGCAACCCATTCGTCAGATGGTTTGCCTTCACCATCATAATACGCTAAAGGTTTACCAGTTTTCTTTGAGACTAATGCCCATTTACCATCAACTTGTTTGAGCACTTCTGAAATCTCCACACCAAATACCGCTTCTTCCCACTCTTCTTGAGATAATGGTGCGGCATGAATATAATCTTTAAACCGTTTCATAGTTTGTCTAACTCTTTGGTGTCTAATGAATTCGGTGGTACATTATCTTTAATCCATGCAAAGAGTTCTTTCTTCACGTTCACATCTGGTTCCATTGCTTTGCCTGGTTTCTTTAGTGTAATATACTTAAAATCTTTTACAATCAAATCATTTTTATCATACTTGCCCATGTTCTTATAAGGCTTACCAGTCTTTGGATCAAGCCATACAACGGTGTTCTCACGGTTGTTTAGGACTACATAGAAACCACCATCAATTTCTTTTGGTAATCCAGTCTTAACTAACTCAAATACTGTTCTTGCTGCACCTTGATGCGTCTGAAGGAGAATGTCAGCAGGAACAACTCGTGCTCTTTCTGAATTGTTTTTAATTGCTACTTGATAGTTTGTGAGCACCCAAGTAATATGTATACTCTTCGGATCGTAGCCCATCCGCATAAGTTTTGGCACGTAGGTGTTCAAATCATCCATATCTTTGAACGTTGTATCAAATATAATGTTAGGCAGTTTACCTTCTTTAGCACCATTCAACATCAAATCAATGAGTTTATCTTTTGCACCAGTTGCTCGGACTAATACATGAAGTGCAAAGACATGCTCAGGTGTTCTCAGATTTAGATTCTTCATGCTGTAATCACGATCTAGAACTTGTTTTTGAACAATTTCCATTTCATGTGGTTTAATCTTGCTGCCATATTTGTCTAGCAGTTGCTTCATAGTAAATTTATTCAGATAGTCCAACTTCTGGAATGCCATCTTCAATTCGTCAACGTCAATGACTTTGAACTTAGGACCTTCCATAAAGTTGCTGATTGCAAATCCTTTACCACTGCCAGCACCACCTGCTAAGAAAACAACTTGACCATATGCTTTGCCGCCATTATAGACAATTTGTTTTTCATGTAGATGCTCTAAGTAATTATATTCTTTTTTATGAAAAAACTCTGTGAATTTCATTTAATTTATTCCTTATCCTGGTGTATATCCATTTGCTTTCATCCAATCTATACTACCTTGATCAACTCCAGCTGCGAGTAATTGTGCCTCAGTAATTCTTTTTGTATTGTAAAAGTTTATTTTTTCACTTGCTGTTAATGTAAACCAATTTACTGGCAAAACTATATTTGCTAATGCTGCACTCTTTCTCACTAAGATTTGATTCGCAATTTCATTAGACTCTTTGACAACTTTCTCTTTTTTAGCTGGTGGATTAATTTTATTATTAATCAAAGTTTCGTTTGCGATCAGCACTTCAGATGTTAGATTATTTAACGTATCAGGATATAATACTGTTATTGCTTCTTTTACATTTTTAAAATCGCCTTTCTTAATTGAGTTTGCGATTAATGTCATACCTTTATCTGTTATAAGTTTATCAGCCCTAACGCCAAAAGTTGAAATCGCCTCTTCAGATTTTATAAAAGTTAAAGCAATTTCATCTAATGTTGCTGCCTTTGTCGTTAATATATTTTTCCAATAATCTAATCCAACTTTATCTGGACTTCTTCGTAAAATTTGCTTATATAAATTTCTTATATTAGAATCCGCATCAGATGTTGATCTGTAAGTTCTGGGCACAAGTGTTATACCAATTTTTGTTAATGCTGCTATTGATGTTTTATCTAAAGTGCCAGATGAGTCTCTTTTAGTTGATATTAAAGTTCCATGAATTACTTTAGTTTCAGTGGATATTGTATCAGTTTTTAATGTGTCGAGGGATGCGGATGGTGTTGTCGTTGCGTATTTTGCTTTTGATATTTTTGTTGTAGATTTTATAGC